AATGCGCCCGCCGCTTGGCCGAAAGCCGTTATTGCACCCGTGCTTACATCCACGGCAGGGTTATCGTATGAAGGATCAACCGTGCTTATCACTAACTTAGTGTACCCTACCACATCCGAAGCCGCCGTAGTCGCATAAAATGCCGCGTTCGCAGGCGGAGGTGGCACATATATTTTTAGGTCGCTTCCAAGGCTGGCCGTGTTCAGCGCGTCCGTAGAAATCGGCGAAATAATCCAGTTTAAAACTTGGTTTAGCGGCGTTAGTATCCCCGCGAAAAAATCACCAAAGCTGCTTACGTAGGTTTTCCAGCCTGTGTTGGTTTGAAGGTTCGGGTTTCCCTGCCCCTCCCACGTCTGCCTAATGAGGTAATCATTTGTTTCATTTGCCGCGTTTACGTTTTCCGGCAGTTGATTTATTCGTTTTTGGCTCATATCGAAGGTAGTATGTAATCCCCCGTGGGGCTTGTTATCAATGCTTCACCCAATGGGCTTGTCGTTAATATTCCGGCGGGCAAAATAACCCGGTTACGCGTCTTGCACGCATACTGAACAAAACATTCCTCGCGGCCTATCAACACCACGTTTAAGTCAATGTAAACCGCCACATGGTCAAGCCGCTGCACGGGTATATTGGCGTAAATCTCCAACACTTCGCGCGTGTTAGTGTTTACGGCGGTTGCCTCGGTGAACGCGCGGGAAATCCCCAACACTTGCCGAAGCTGTGGCATGGTAGCCCGCACCAATGCAGCCCGCATATTTTGCGCTAATATTTCGGGGCTTTGCGGCGCGTCATCGTCGTAAACCTTTCGGCCACTCCATGCGTAAAAGCGCACGGGGATAGTTTGACGTATTATGCGGTCGTTCTCGCGTGGGCTTTCCAAGTCCTCCGTGGTGGTTTCGCCATTTCGCATAAACCAAGCCACCCCGTTATGGGGGTCTTGCTCACTTACGCTGACAGCGTTGTCCCTTCCAATGTAATAAACCGGAAACTCGCGCTCGTCCTTATTGACCAGCTCACATAAGCCATAGGCGTTACTTATTAACCCCGTGGCTTCTACGCTTGGCAATAATTCGGAAATGACCTCTGCAATCATGTGGCTAAGGTACAAATTATTTAAAGGCGTTGTTCCACAAAGCGGAAATGCGCGCGCGGTGGTTTACCTTTTCGTTTATGCTTAGCTTAAACGCGTTGGGGTAGTTTTTCAGCAGGCCGTCTATTTTGCCCTGTGGGTTACTTTCATCCGCCTTTATCGCAAAGATTGCCACCATGCGGTTAGGTTCTTTGAGCAGCGTTGGGAACTTACCATATCTTAAAAAAGCGCGGTTGAAGTTGCCAAAAAGGAACAGCCTAAACTTACCCGTTCGCCGCATCTTAACCTTAAATTCGGCATAGCCGCCCTTATAGTACCTCGATTTATATGGCTTACCCGCTTTCTTTCCCGTTTCAAAAACAGAGCGCGCCACCTTTGGTTTGCCGTATGGCTTGCCCAATGGCTTAACCTTGATAGGGCCGGCATCAACTGGTATGTATGTTGGCTTCGTGCTGTACTTGTCAATAGGCCCGCCTGTCGCGTCCAATCCATTGTTAAATATCCTGTCCGCTTGGTCTACAATGGTCGCGCTTATGGCGTCAGTAAACGCTTTGCCGTCCTCCAATTCCTTAACCGCCTTGTTGATTTTTTGGATATACTGCTGAATGGTCATGGCCATACCCAAAGGTACAAAAAAAGCGGGGCTGTTACACCCCGCCAAAAACGCATAAAAACAAAACAAAACAAAAACCATGAACAGCCAAAGGTAACTATTTTTTTAATGCAGCCTTACGGGATATGATTAGTTCGTTTTCCAAGAACAGGGTGTATTCGATAAAACAAAAGTCGTCGTGAATGTCCAGCCGCGATATGCTACCAAATAGCCGCCTAATTTGAGCGTTGCTTATCTTGGTTTCAGTTGTTGCCTTATGCTCCAGCCAAGCGCAATACACCACCAGCTTGTCCAGCGCACCTATCCGCGCTTCCTTATGGAAGTCCTGCCTTAGCTTCTTACGCTCGGCGTAGTTTTCGGAAAGCAAAGTGTACCTATTCATTTTCGCGGTTTTGAATTTCCCGATTTAAATACCACGCGGCTTTGCGTAGGTCTTCCAGCGTATCGCCCTTCTTTCCCGCGCGGGATAGGTACTTAACCACGTTGCCAAGGTTAAAGCCTAAGTGCCATGCTTCGATAACTTTAATCGCTTCGTATGGGTTGGATTCGCCGCCGTAGTGGGATGGGTGGTTTACTTGGTTGCTCATGGTTTACGTTTTCACAAACCTACAAAACTCCCCACCAAGTGCCAAGACATTAACACCTTTTAACACGCTCAACGCTCAACCCACCCCGCATTGTTTGCCTGTAAGTCGTACCTAAGCGCGTCCAAAGCATCCGCCCGCTGGTGCACATTCGCCCGGCTGCTCTTGTCTATCTCCGCCCCGTTCTTTGCCTTTACAAACTCGCAATCCATAATCAATGTCGCACACTTCGGCGAAATCTTAATATCCGGAAACTTCGCAAATATCGCATTGCATAACCGCCTGCTCTCCACCAACGGCGGGTTAGATGACGGCACGTTCATTTTGTTGTAACCAACCCGTAAGTACTGCGCTACCTCTGTCCAATAATTTACGCCCGGTCTACTTATGACCGACTGCGCACGCCCGCTGGCATCCCCCGTAACGTAGTATAAGTTACGCTCCGCCGCTTGCGGTGTCCTTTGCCGTATGGCCTCACATAATGCCTCAATGTAGGTTCTACTCCCCACCTCGGTGTCTCGCATCACCACCTCGTCAAAATAATGCACCCATGCCTGTCTACCACCGCCGCCGCGCTGCGCTAACACCGCTACGAATGGCGATACGTTAAAGTCAATACTGACATAAACGGGTAGGTCCGGCACATACTCCACTTTCCCCACGTGCCTACTTCGGTCAAAAGCATAAAGCCAATTTCGCCCCGACATGGTTACGCGCTTCGCCAGCACCTCACGATCAAACCAAAGGTCATCATATCGCTCCCTCAATCCTTCCACATACCCTTCCGGTAGGTTCGCCGCGTTGTCGTATGTCGTGCTAATCACATGAGGTATCGGATTCTCCCCGTAAATTAAGTTGTCCATGCCGGGGTTATTCGCTGGCGGCGTCATTGTCCATAGCGTGTTTGGGGTCGCGCTTCCGGACATACGCCCCAGCACCACGTTAAGGCTCTCAACGGGTGCGTCCTGTACTTCATCCCCCCAGCACCAGCCTAACTCAATACCGCGGATCATGGTTTCAATCGAAAACACAATAACCTGCGCACCATTTGCGAACGACCAAACGCCGTCATGCCTGTCGAACTTGGACTTGTAACCAAAGAACCTTTCGGGGTCTTTTCCGGTAACGTAGTAAACTCCTCTATGCAGCCCATAATAATCCAGCACCTTGATGAACTCGCTTAGGGTAGCTTGGTTTAACTGCTTGTTAGTGTTGGAGAATATGCCGCCCTTTTCGTTTGGGCGCGACAGGATGTTGCGCAATGCCCAATGGCTGCCCGTTATGGTCTTACCTCCCCTAATCCCCCCAACAAACGCAAAAAGCCTATACTTTAGGCTTTCAGTTAGGGTTTCGTTCTGCTTTAGGTTTAATATAAGGTCATTCAGCATTCGGCGCGTGTACTTTAAATATTATTTCGCTTGGCATCTTGGCTCGGTCAGCATTCGGGTTTAGCCCGTCTACCTCCAACATATCTACCAAGGTGCGCGCAGCGGTTACGCGTGCCAATTCCGAACGGCCGCGCTCGGTTACAAATCTCAATGTGTTCTTAGCGCGTTCCCTGTCGGTCAATAGGTGGTCTTCCCATACGCCCGCTTCGGATTTCAACAGGGCTACCAATTCAGAAATAGAACAAGGGCCACCCTTTGCTGCCGTCCTCCCAGCGGCTGCAATTAGGTCGCCCTTGCAAACTGCCGACCACACTATGGCATAAGCCTCACGCGCGGTCATAATCTTTAAAATGGTAAGCCTCCGTCATCCACCACTTGGGGCGTAACTACCGCATCATGGATGTACTCGTTACGCTTGTCCACCACGGGTGCCTGTGCAGGCGCGGCGGCATCCTTCACGTAGGTATTTAGCTTCAATGTGTGAGTGCTGTACTTGCCCGGCTCTTTCATTGGAATAGCTTCAAGTTTAATGGTCTTGTGTACCACGCCAGCCTTATCCGTCCACTCGCGGATTTGTGCTTCGCTTTGGCCTTGTGCGGCCTCTCCCAAAATTACCCTTAATTCGGTCAAGTCAAGCTCAATGCTGACCACTTGACCAATTTTCGTTTGTCTGATTGCGGCTTGGCCGCAGTACATTTTTGCCATGATTTCGTGTGTTTCGGTTTATATTAGTTTGAAACAAAGTTAAGGTTTTTTACTTTGCGTACCAAGGTTTCTTTAAAATTCCACTCCAGCATGAAGCCTGCGTGAGCAAGTACCCCCGTTTCCTGCGCGTGTCGCATGGCCGAATCTATCTCCGGTTCGCTTACCCTGTACCATCGCTCAAACTCCATCGCCTCGATGTTTCTTAAACCCCTTTGGTAGGCTTCAACGCTTATTTCTTCATCCATGGGGATATGACTTTTTGGAAATCCTCTAACGAATATACGACGTGTATTTCAGTTCCCCGCGCACCCCAAAAGCGATTTAAGTTTTTTTGACTTTGGGATAGCCGCCCGCCGGGTGCTTTCACCTCAATCGGCACGAAGTGATTAAAGCCGATATGAACGATTAAATCGGGTGCGCCGGGCATCAACCCTAACGCCGCCATCCTTCCGGCCTCCTGCGCGCTCCTTTTGCCCTCATTTGGGATGTGTATAAGGTCGGCGGCTCTCGCTGGGTAGGTCGTCTGCCACCACTTAACAATTTCCGCTTGGATGTGGTCTTCGATGCGTTTCATAAACTATGCTTGATTTTCTGTTTTTGTTCGGCCACCAAATAAAACAAATTTTTCCATTCCACCAAATTGTAACAGATTGTAACAGATAAAAAAAATCTGTTACAGCCTACAACCCCCGTCTTTACTATATAATATAATACTCTGTAACAGGTAACAGAAAATATTAGTAAACATTGTATAGAAATGGTTACAACTATATGTTGTAAGATATATACCCTAATAGAAACTTAATAATAAATAGTAAAATTTGGTACTTTGAATACCCCTATTTTTTATATAGTTTTTGAAATGTCGATATCTGTTACAGAAACGCGGGGAACGCCCGTGGGAGTAGGGCTGTAGCGTGTAACAGCGAAAAAATATCTGTTACAAAACCCTTGTAACGCATTGAGGCTGCGAGGCTTGGAGTGTAACAGTAAAAAAACACACTGTTACAAACTTTTATCGGAAAAAAACGGGTTAAAATATGGCGGAAAATGGGCGTAAAGGGCTGTGGGGGAATGGCTTGCGAGTTGCAATTTATCGGAAAAAACGCGGTGGTGTGTAAATTTAAAATTGACAAAAATAGGCTGTTGAAAAAAAGTAAAAAAAAGTGCAAAAATCGTTTGAAACTTTTACCGAAAATACAGGGGCTGGATATATACCCCATAAAAGTTGTAACCATTACTCAAAAAACGAGTAAGCAAAAAGGGGCTATTATAAGCTGGTTTTATGGGTTGCTGGCAAAAGATAAATAAAACTTATATATCGCGAGGCGTGCCAAAGGGTAAACTATATTATAGGACACAAAAAAGCCCCCTAAGTGGGGGCTGCTTATTAACACTTGGTGTATATGTCGCAGGATTCGTCCTCAAAAAGTTCCTTCTGTATTGCATAATTTTCCGCATCGTTTTTAACTATGCCATTAAAGTTTTTGGATTCCCGTAAAATGTCCTGCACGCTTCTTTCGCCTCTAAAAAACTTAATGTTTTGCGGAATTGGTTTTCCTTCTTTATTATATCTTTCAACCCTTTGTGGAGGGAAATAGTCTCCATATTCTTGCTCCATTCTTGCCATGAAGTCAAACTTTTCCGGTGATTCCTTGGCTATCTGCCATAGCTTCTTATCCGACTTTTTCCAGCAGGTAGCGCAGTTGCCCTGGTAACCCTTTAGGTTTAATCTAAAAGGCATTTGCTTCCAGAAAAAATTAACCATTGGCTTTGTTGCAGGAAGCATTTTGGGGTCAATAAGCGGGTATATAATTCGTAGTTTTTTTCTTTCTGCGTTCATTCGGTCAAACTCGTCTTTTCTGATGCCAATAGCGGTGTCATATTTTTCTGTTTTAAAATAATCCTTGCAAAAGGCGCGAATTGGTGTTTGCTTTAACTCTTTGCTGCATTGGGGTGAGGCTTGGTTTGGTATGCCATACTTTTTGATAAACTGCTCAAAAACGTACCCGTTTCTATTTGCGTTTTCAAAATTTGTTATTGTATATGTGGTTCCAACGCCTGCATGAAAAATAACTTTAGCCTCTACCCAATGCACATTTAGGCCAAAGTGCTTGTCGCATTTATCAACAAACTCTAATGTCTGCTCATTTTCAAGACCAGTGTTTGCAAACACAAAAACGATGTTTTCGTAACCAAGTTCTTTATAGTGCCTTTTAAGCCATTGGCCCATGTATGCGGACGTTTCGCCGCCCGAAAATGAAACTAATAAATTTTTCATGTGGCTAATTTAGTGAAACAATGTGTGATTACTTAGTTAAAAAATGTTACAAAAAAGCCCCATTGAAGGGGCTAAAAAATGGGGGTTGGGTAGGTTACTTCTTACGGCTTCCCTTCCACTTGGCAATGGCTAAACCGCGATTATCGGTGGTGTTAATGATGACCACGTCATACCATTCCCGAAGCCATGCGCAGAAGGCCGCTACGTCCAAGATGTGGATAGCATCGTGGAAGATATAAGTGGTGTTGGGGTTTCCGCAGGTGCGCTCGTAGCGTTGAAACTCATCGCGCTGCCGCTTAAACTCATGCACGCTGTCAAAGAAGATAATGTCTGCTTTGGGTAGCTTGGGCGCGAGTGCGATGCTATCGCCGACGTACACGGTTACATTGGGCGGCATTGGTGGTAATTCCGGAGCGATGTCCACCACATGGATGTCCAAGCCTGATGCGGCCAGCTGGGTAGTTGTACCCCCCCGAAAACAGCCTACTTCGATAATGGTTTTGGCCTTAGTGTTGGCTGCAATAGCGAGAATTAGCTGGGCGATTTCCGGTTCGCTTGACCAAATCGCTGGGCGGTTGGTAGCGGGGTCTGCTGGGCGGTAGCCCACGGGCGTAGCTGGCGCGATGTCCGCGTCTTGGTCTATGGCTGGTTTTTTCTTTGCCATTATATTTGGTTTATTGGTTACAAAGTGTAGAGGTGTTCTCCCTAAACCATTGCACGTCTATGCCGTGCTTTTGGAATAGTTCGACCAACAGGGCGGTATGCTTTCGCACGTAATCATGGTGAACCATGTCGGGGTACATTTCAGATCCGCTTGGCGTGTTGTCTACGCCGATAAGGATTAGCTTGGTAGCCCCATGCGAAACGGCGTAAAACATGGCTAAATGCAGGATGCTCCAAAAGTTCGGGTATAGTGCCTTGGTGTCGTGGTTTACGGCGGATATTACAAAGTTTTCAATCCACTCCAAAGGTATTTCTTTGCGCTCTATTGTCTCTCGGAATTGTCCGTTTTTAATCCAATGCGGTGTGCGGTGGTTTGTTCCTTCAAAAGAAGGGTAACAAGCGATTGTGCGTTCGGGGAAAAACCCGGTCAGCTTGAACATATCGATAACTACGTCATGGCCCGACATGGCGAAATCGGTGTGAAATGCGAGGGCAGCTTGGTTTAGGCCGATTGTAGTGCCGTCTACAAGGTGCAGGTGTTGGTATGCGGAAGGGTGTTTCCCGATAATGGTTGTGGTCATGCTAAAATTATAGGCATTAATAAAAACTCTGCGTTTTTGGATTTGATAATAAGCGGGCGGTTTGGTTCGCCGTGGGCTATGGTTATGCTTGGGGTTTCGATGGTGCGCAGGATGTCGGCCAAAAAGCGGCCATTCACGCCGATTTGTTTTGGTCCGGAAGGTAGGGTAAAGCCCTCGCTTGCCTCTTTGTTTAAGTCTATGTCAAACGCGGTTAGGCATTGTTTCTCGAAGTCAAAAATAATGAGGTTGGTGGAGTTATTGGCATAGGGAAGTACGCGGCGAATAGCGGTTGAAAGTTCGGCGGTGTCGGCTTGAAATTCGGCATTGTGGGAAGGGAAAACGGCTTGGTATTTCGGGTAGTTACCGGAAATTAACCGCGCGTAAATAGTCGCGTTAAAGGCTTCTATTTTGATGTGGTTGTCTGCTTGGGTAACGGCGAAGTTTGAGCGTATAAAGTCTTGGGTTAAGCGGATAGGCTTAACGGGTAGAATGATGCCGGAAAGCGGGTGGTCTTGGCTAATTTTTGCGAGGCGTGTGGCGTCGGTTGCAGCGATTTCGTTTTCGCCGAAGTATATGCCAGACATGACGGGGCGTAGTTCGTCTTTGCCCACCATGTTTGAGCAGTATTGCATGGCCGATGCAAAAACCTCCGAGGACACTTGGAGTGGTGTGCCGACCACGGATGGTGCGCTTGGGAAATCTTCCGCTGGGTAGCACGGCATTTTGTATTTACCCTTGGCTGTTTTTAAGAGGATGTAGCCCTCATGCTGGGTGATGGTTGGGTTTTCGATTTGCTTTAAAGCCGAGATTAAAGCGGAAGCGTTTACTTGGCAGTTCAGCTCGCTGGGCAGCGGTGCGACGATGTGCGTTTGCAGGTCGGTTGCCTCCACTTGGTTGTTCCGGAAGCAAAGATTTTGGGTTGCGGGGATGGTTGTTGGGGCAGCTGCCTTGGCTACGTTTGAAAGTAGGCTGGTAATGTCGTTTGTGGTGTTCATGGTGTAGTGGCGTTTAATTCGGTAAAGTTAAAAAATCTTCGTTAGTTAAAGTGTTATAGGGTGTTAAACCCGGCAAAGCCACTTCGCGCCCAATTAAACCGAGGTCGGCGGTGTTTACTAAAGACACCTTCCACATACGCTTTACCATTGTTCCGGTACGCTTTAGGTTTTGCTCAAAGCCTAAAGATGTTAGCACGCGCCCAATTTGCTGGGGGTTGACTTGGTCAACGCGGTACTTCATTTTCATGAGCGCGAGTATTTCGGAGGATGAAAGGTACTCCACTTTTTGGCCGATTTGCGGAAGGTCTACAATTAAAGATACAAGGTCTTGGGCGGCGGATGTAACGGCGTATGCGGCGGACACCATATTTAAAAACTTCATTTCCTCCCGTGTAAGGTGGTGTGGTTTGCGTAGTTCCTCGGTGTCGGCTTTGGTGTATTCAGTTACAAGCTGCGACCAAAGTGCCTCCCGGTCTATTTTTTCCATGCCTTTCTGGTCAATTTCGGTAATGGTCATGGGAACAAAGCGGCGGTTGCCTGTGGGGTCGTCAATGATTTGGGTTTCGTTTGACGTGCCAATCCAAGAAGCGATGCGCTGGAGCTTCTCGGTGGTGGCAGCGTAGGGTAAGCGGATTGTAACGTAATCCAATGAAAGCACCTGCTTAAGCGTCTTAAAGTCGCGGGTGGTTTTGCCGGAAAATTCGTCGTCCAAAAGGATAAGAAATTCGTTCATTTTCATTTGGTCGTCTTTGCCCATTCCAATGATGCCGCTTCCGAAAAGATAGCGCATGGACTTGGGTAAAAGTTCGCGTACGAATACGGTCTTGCCTATACCGCCAGCCCCGCAAAGAATAGGCATAAGTTCATTGTGGTGGCCTTGCATTGAGCCTACCACGCCCAATAGCCATTTGCGCAGGAAAACCTGTTTGTAAATGCCATGCTGGCACGTTGTGCCGTAGGCTTTATCTTCCTCCACTTTGATGCAGTCGATAAGTTGTGCCACTACGTCTTTTCCCTCGTAGCCTTGTTTTTCTGCGATGAAGTCCGCAAACGGGTGAAATGTTGGCGTGTTTTCAGAGTTGATGTACGCCTTAATGTCTTGGATTTTAACTTTTGGTTCGATTTGCTTGAGGCGGACAAACATGGAGTTGATTTCCTGCTCCCCGATAAACTTGTGGTGCAGCGGGTCTGCCTTACAGTAGATGCGCTGTGTTACGCCGTTTCGGTAGAGGTCGAAGTTTGAAATAATAAACTGCCCAATTAAGTCCATAGCGTTGCCTGAAACCTTGGATGTTTTGGCGGCTTCGAGTGCTATTTTGGCATTATCTTCGGAAATGTTTACGCCCACGGCCGCGAGAGAGCCTACGAGGTCTTGTGTGGTGTTGGTGGTTTTGGAAACGCGCTGCGCTTGGGCGTCAATCATGGCGCGTTCGGGGGACACGGTGCGAATGCCGTGTTGTGCTGCGATGTAAAAAAGTGAACGAATTGATACGCGTTTAGACGAATTGCGACCGCGTAAGAGGGAGTCGTACTTTTTGTTGGTTGTGTTTTCGTTGTACTCCGGGTGGTTTTGGGAAAGGATGTGGTAAAAGTTCCGACCATTTTCGCCGTACTCGTCGGCGATTGCGAAGCCAACTTTTAGCCAATCTTCGTAGGAGGTGGTGATGTCTATGCCGAGGTTTTGGATTTGGCCGATAATGTACTCTACATCGCTGTCTTTGGAGTAGGGTACAAAGTCCGCTTTCTTTTGGGTCTTGGGCGGCTTAATGTCGAAAACAACGGCGTTAAGGTTTATGTATGGGAGCCCGTCGTGGGTAATAAAGCGGAAGCGGGAAATGTTTTTACACGCGGGGTCGCAGGTGATGTTATACTCTTTGCGTAGGTAAGCCGAAATTTGAATGTATGCTTCCGCGTAATCGTCTGTGGTTATCCGGAAAACCGCGCATAAGCCATTTCCCGAAACGCTGAAAAATGCGCCCGCTACAAATTGGTCATGACAAAGCTGTTCCTTGAGAAGTTGTAAATCGCCGGAGAAGTCGTCTATGTCCATGCCAATTAGGCCGGACTTGGTTATGATGCTGTCGTCGCTTTGGCCGGAAAACGTACCCGAGAGGCGTACGCCGGGCAGTTTGGTTTTGGCTTCGCGGCGTTCTGCCTTGTCGCTTATGGCTTGGATTTGCTCTGCGGCTTCCTGCCACTCTTGGTTGGTTTGGACATTGTCTATAAAATCTTCGAAAGTCATGTTGTGCGAAGGCTTGGGAGCGCGCACGTTTGGGTAAAAAGATAGGTTGAAGTTCATGGTTGCTTTGGCGTTATTCGGTTACTCATTAATAATTTTTTCCTTGCCTTTCCAAGGGATGTTTTTTTGCGTCCTCCATACCCACCCAGCGGAATAGCCCCGCATGGTAGCCAGCTGCTGTAATGCCTTTCGGTATTCGGCGGGGTTTTGGGCTACGGATGCGAGCCTATGGGCTGCGGCTTCGGGTCGCATTTGCGCCGTGGCGGAATTGCAAATTTCGACAAATTCTAACACACTTGGGCGGTCGTCTAAAGAAACAAGTTCAGTTTCTTCGGCATTGCCCGTGTGTGTTGTGAAAACCCAGCCGCAAGCGGTGCAAACTTTGGCTTGAATGGGGTTAATAATAAAACAGGATTTACACACCTTCATGGGTGCGACACCTTCGCTGGGTGCTGGCGGTGTTCCGTCAAGGTTAAACTCTACGGGGGATTCCCAGCGGCCATGCCGTAGGACGTTTCCCCCAAAGTCCAAAACCCAAAAGGCTGTTTTGCCGGGCGCGGACCTACCACCCCTGCCCACCATTTGCATATAGAGGGCGCGGGATAGTGTAGCGCGGTTTAAGATTACGCATTGGATGTCGGGGAGGTCGTAGCCCTCTGTAAATAATGCCACGTTGCATAGGATTTGGATTTGCCCTTTCCGGAATAAATCTAACAACCTTGCACGTTCTTTTGGTGGCGTTTCGGCGTCTACATGCGCGGCGATGTAACCTGCAGCTGCAAATTCATTTACTAACTTTTGGCTTTGCTCCACGCTTGATGAAAACGCTATCGCTTTGGCCTCCGGACACATTTGCGTGAAGTTTCTTACCACGCCTGCAAATACTTTGGCCTTGTCCCACATTGCCGCCATTTGGCGCGGGTCGAAATCGCGGCCAGCTTTTTTCAGTTCGGCGAAATTCAGCTGCGAGGGTACGCGGTACATAGGCGGGGATAGCCTGCCGATGTCTATGAGGTGTTGTGTTGCTGGCCCTTCGACAATAGTGTCGTAGATTTCGCCCAGCCCCTGCGCGTCTAAGCGGTATGGCGTGGCAGTTAGCCCCAGCACATAGGCTTTGGGGTAGGCTTCGATTAACTTTTTGTAGGTGTCTGCAATGCTTAGGTGCGCTTCATCAATAACGATGAAGTCAGGGCGTTTGATGCGTCCGCCGGATCTGTTCCATTTTTGAATTGACGTGCAAATTTCGGGAGGTGCGCCTACGTTAGCGAGTGAGCCGCGCGCTTGGTCAAGTAGTTCGTTTCGGTGAGCCACCCACATGAGCGAGCGTCCTTTTTCGGCTGCTGCCTTAACCATTGTGGCGGCGGTGTAGGTTTTGCCGCTGCCGGTTGGCATGGTCAGTATGACGCGGCGGTGGTTTAAAAAGGCGGCGCGTGTATCGCTAACCGCCTTTGTTTGGTAGTCGAAAAGCATTAGCCGCGCTGATATGTTTCGATTTCCGGAAACTTTATGGCGTGTTGGCAGATGTCCGCCAGTTTGCAGGACTTGCAATTTTTCCACGTTGGGCTTGGAGCGAAGTCCCCTTGGGCTATGGCTTCGCGCACGGCATTAAACCGATCGTGCATATCTTCAAGGTCGGCTTGGGTGAGTAGCACCTGCACAAGCCTAAGCCACGTTTTACCAACAATTAGGTAGTAAAATCGGCGGTATGGCGTTCCCATTCCCCACACGTAGGTGGCGGGTTGGAGCAGGTCGATTTTGTCCATGTCCCCCCACCCGTGCCATTTGTCATCTTCTTTAGTTTCGGTGAATTTGATGTCAATAATGGCGGGTTTGCCGTTTACTTCGCTTTCCGCGTCAATGTGTCCGGTGATGCCGTCTTTAATGAAAACGCTGCCGTTTCTAAGAAAAATGCCGTGGTAATCCAAAAACGCTTTGGTAGCTTCCACGCGTTCATCAATCATGCGCTCGTCTGCGGAAGCCCCGCCACTTTTAAGTTTAGGCAGTTCGGGTGTTTGACCGTGTAGGGTTTTTTGTCCTGTCAGCTTATACTCAAAAACTTGGCCGAGTAACTGCGCATCGCTTGGCGGCGTTTCGTTGCCGTCAATATAGATGAGTTTCCAATAGTGCTTACACGCGGGTGAATGGTAGTGGTTTACCCCTTCGGGGGTTGTTTGGGTTGCAGCTTCCCAAGTTTTAACGGCTGATTGTGATAGGTTCATGGTTGTGGGGTGTTGTAGGTTTCGGTGTAGTATTGCTCAAAATCTTTTTTGGATGCCAGACCCTCAAAATAATCTGCTTCCATAAAGGCGTCTTCAAGCTGCTGCTTCTCCAATTCTTTGGCTTGGTTTATTGCCTCTATCGTTTCTTGCGACATACTCAAATGCCTCATAACGTAATCTGCTAACCAATACACCGCAGTTTGTCTTTTGTTGTTCATGATTTTCGTGTTACGCATTAATTGGCCCTTCAATAATTTCCTTCACGCGCTTGTCGGGTGCGTGGCCGTGCTTAAATTCTCGGTTGAGGTTTCGCCCAAAGATATTCCCCAAGGATTTCACCGCGTTTTTGAAGGCTTCGGTCTGAATATTTGGGATTGTTCCCTCTATTGACGTTGGCTTTATTTTTGAGAAGTCTAATGGTTGCGCACCCTTTTCAAGTTGAAAAGCCTTGGCAGCCATTCCGCTTCGGGTAATCCAAACATTGGCCACCCAGTTATACACAGATACTTCAACAGTTACAGTATATCCATTGGCTACATTTTGTTGGTGTACCACTTTGCGATTCCACAAGCCTCGGAAAATTTGGTCTAACTTGGCTTCGATAAAGCCAATTTCTTGATATACAACTGGCGTACCATCTTCTTTTTTTAGGTACTTATGTGCCTTCACAAACCGCTTGTCAGGTTGTTCACCCAGCATGGTTAAGAGTTCATCGAGTTGCTGCATGGCTTGTGTGGCAGCGGCAGCGTCCGGTAGTTTTTGGATTTCGGTAGTGATCATAATTCAACTTGTGTTTTGGTTTGTAAAGTTGTTTTGCCGTAAATAAATTCCAGCATTTCGGGTATTTGGCAGTTAAGCATATTTGCGGTGAAGTGCAGGAATGCGTATGAGTAAGCAGGGCCAACCATAGATACGTCATTCACCCAATTATAGAGCGTTTTTCGCGATATTCCAAAGCGGTCGGTATATTGCTTGTGGTGTCGTAAGATATGCGCTTTAGTGCCAGCTTTGAGGGTCATGGCGGTAAAGTGCGCGGTTGTGGTTTTTACTTGTGTCATAGGTTAAGGCTTTTAAAAAGTTCTTTTTTGTCCTGTGGTAAGCGGCGGATAAGCTCCATGATAAACGTGGTGGTGTCCATTTCTTGGTCATCCACGAAGCTAACCGCGTGGTAAGCGGTTTGGACAAACTTCATGGCGGTGTCGGCTTCCAGCCCGCTGCCTTTGGATAGGCAGATGTTAAGGTTAAGTTCCTTTGTTTCAACTTCAAGGTTGATGCCGTCGAATGGGTTAATTCTGATGTTCATGGGTTTGTGGTGTTATGTGTAAAACATTGTTTGTCGGCGTAGCATGTGGCTACGTTCAAAGCAATTAGTGCAAAAACTGCAACAATTGCGATTAGTGCTTTTTTGGTGTTGTTCATGGTGCGGTAAATAGGCGGGGTTTTTACGCCCCGCCGTTGGTTTTTATTTAAAATCTATTGATTTTTCGGCAATCGCAGTATTAGAGGCAAGACAATAAACACCGGAGGTACTTACATAGTCTATTGTGTAAATTTTGCCATCCATTATGTATGCTGTTGTTATTTCAGAGATATTGCAATATTGCTTTTGGCAATGTGCAAGTAAACCATTATATAGTTTACCATTCTTGGGAGAGGTTTTCGTTGTCATGGCGTTTTGTTTTTGAATTATTTATATGACAAAAGTAAGCCCCATTGTAATATCTTACAATAGGGCAAACGCGCTTAATTCTTAAAAAGTGTTAAAATCTGCTACGCCTGCGGCATTATCGCATAAACTCCCCAGCTATCAAATGTTACGCGCGTGTACCAAGACGACCTGAACGAGGCTTTATTCACGCGCCCGGCGTTCCATTGCAGGGGTATGGCCTGCACTTCGCCGGGAATAATAACGGAAATATGTCCGCTTTGCCTGCGGTTTTTGTTACGCGCTACGATAATAGCAAAGCCCCCTTTATTCACGATTTCCTGCGCTTCCACAATGTCTGTACGCCCCCACCCAAACAGCCTACCATGAGAAATAAACCAATCATGCAGGGCGTTTGCGTTAAGTTCTACGCAGTTTTTGCCGTAAACTGCCGCGGCGTCTTTGCGCGTCATGGCCTCAATAGTCCACCATACGCGCGGGATGTAATGCCCTGCCAGCGTAGCGAAGTCGTGCGCTGCTACATTGCAAAACGTGCTTGTCTTGGTAGGTGCATAGCGCGGGTTTCTTTCCACGTCTAACCATCCTGCGATTTGCGCGTGGCTTTGTTTAGCATCCGCAAAAGAGTGCGCGCGCTGCATGGATGTTGCCGCCGTGATTCGCGGCGATAAAAAACATCGGTTCATATACAAGGTGTGTTGGTAATTTCGATTCCCCAATGGTGCGATTCATTCATGCCTTGTGCCAAGACATAAACCACCGCGCCATATGGTTTAAGGTGTATGCTTACGACCAATCTCTTAATCGGCTCTTCGTCTGTTTTGAGGTAGACAATATCACCGATTTCGTGTTCAAGAATGTGTCCCGTTTGCGTTACTTTCATGGCTTACGGAATATAGGTTGCCGCCCTAACAGCTGGCCGACAAGCAAAGCAAATGTCGTTTGGAAGCACAAGGTTTTGGAATACGCCCTGCACGGATTCGTCGTAAAGTCCAGCGTAAATATCTCGCTGGTCGACCACATCCTCGCGATTTGCGCTTGTGAAGGAGTTAAGCCTTTTGGAAAACAACGCCTCATTTAGCACCTCCACCAGCGCGGCGTAAACCATAGCGCGTTTAAGCCTGTGGGCGTATTGGCATAGCACAGCTTCGTAGTCGCAGGACAGCGCATAAGTGGCCGAAACGCCATTAATATGTCCGAGGCTTGTAGCGGTGGCATCCGTGTAAGGTCCGCCCGTTGTAAACGCGGTAGTTTGCGCGTAAACATTTTTTCCGGCAGGCTCCCACTTAGTTCCACATTCCCGACATCCGCCGTAAGTGATTGCACCATCGTAGCTGCCATTGTCGGCAGGTGCAAGTATAGCTATGTCCATAGCTTGCCCCATGCTTCTTATGGCAAGGTTTGCGTCAATCGTTGCATAGCCTCCAGCCACGCTTGTAAATGGGTAGGTGGCCAAGATAGCCCCCTGCAACAAGTCCACCACAATGACCGAGGATGAAACCCCGACAGGCCAAAACACCTTAATCTGGTCAATATTTAGCTGTGTAAATGCCGATCCGTTTGCGGTTACTCTTATGCCTGCGTGTTTCCCTGCGCTTGCTGTGCGTATGCGTTTGCCGTCTTGATACATACCAATATTGCCCCTGCCAATAATGGAGGGTGCGCTAATCTTGGATGTAATCGCGGTTCGCCAGTCGTCCTCTAAGCGCATGGCAGCACGAAGCGCGGCCGCGTTAAATACATCCGTGGTAGCGGGTTTCTCATCCGTTGTTAGGTAGCCTAACAGCGAACTATTCCACCCCGGCATATCATTAATGTATAGCTTGCCAGCTACCCGCGTGCCGCATTCGTCAAGTCCGATTAATTCCGTTAGGCAGTTCATCTTCCGCAGGTGCTACATGGTTTGGCTGGGCGTGGCTTGGTAACGGTTGTAGGGGTGTAAGTTTTTTTAGTGGCCATGATTTCAGGATTACTTCGCTAAGGTACAAAAAAAATAGGGGCAGCCGAAGCCACCCCCATTCTAACCGAACACACACGATTTT